GTTTAGGCAATCCAGAGATAGCCAAGACCCTGGAGGTAATTCGCAAGGTCACGAGGAACCTTGTAGCGAACTCCAGCCTTAAAGGTGTAGTTCTGGGGAGCCCCATTAACCATACCGTAAGTCATGTCTTCAATGTCCGAAATAGTTCGAACTACTACTGAGTCGTTATTGACTGAAACTCCAACTTCTTCAATCTCATCAATCAAGATTGGCTTGTCAGGGTTTTTTGCGTCAAACACGTCATTCTCTAAGCTATATGTCTCTGCTTGACGAGAAATAGAAATCTCATCTGCTCGAGCTGCTATAGCTGCAGCATTGCGCTTGGCAGCCTCTTCAGCTGCACGTCCAGTTGCGTCCTGTGGACTAGTGGGTTTATTTGCCACGATGTTTATTCTCCTTATTTAATGTGTTTAGTTTTTGTATTAGGAGGCCCCCGTAGGGGCCCCCCTCAACAGTTTCGGCTATTAGTTGGTGTAAACCTTGTTGATAGCCTGGTCGGTAATGATACCTAGGCCCCAAATTGAGTACCATGCTAGTGCGTGCTCACGACCAAAGTCTAGAACACCACCATCACGAAGCTCAACAGGAAGCGAGATTGCGTGACCAAATGCGTTGTCACCAATCATGATTGACTCGTATACGTCAGCAGCATTACCAGTCGCGCTAGTTAGGTAACCAGTTGATTCAGAAGAATTAGTTGGGTTACCACCAAGTCCACGACCAGTGTTAGCAAGTACTGGAACTGAAGTCTGGCTAGATGGCTCTCCAACTAGGTCAGAAGTAGTGTAACCTGACTGGCTTGCAGCCAGCTTCTTAACCTGAGTGGTCTCGATGAATACGACGTCGTATAGACGACCGATTTCACCTAGCATGAAGTTACCAGGAGCAGCGTACTTAGTTACTTCGATAAACTCTGGGTTTGAACGAAGGTCACGAGACTGCTTAGGGTGGATGAACTGGACATAAGTCTCACCAATTCTTGGGATGTTCTTAGACGCAAGCACAAGTGCTGAGTCCTTGATTGCACCAGTGGTCAACTTGTGGTTACCATCTAGGTCAGCAATTGAAGCACCAACGTCACCTTCAGCATAAGTGTTGAAAGTGGTAGACGCGGTTAGATTTGAGCGGTTGTAACCAAAGGTTGCTGAAGTAGCAGCCGATAGTGTGTTACGTGCCTGTATATCTAGGTACTGTGCCATGTGGCGACCAAGCAAACGTGAAGCCGATGCCATGATGTCGTCGAACGAAGCGTTCAGTAGCAGTTCTGAAACTGCAACTGCGTAGCCGTGCTCTGCAACGGTGATAGCAATCTGCTCTGCGGTTAGAGCGTTGGTGGTCATACGGACACCTTCAGTTAGTGGGGTTGGGTCCACGCTGAAGTTCTTGTAACGAAGGAAGTTAACACGAAGACCTGGTGCAACACCAAGTTCAGTCTTCTTAACTGCAAACTGCTCAAAGCGAAGAATAGGCATCGCCTGGAACAGAATTTCCTTCGACCAAATGGTCTGAATAGCCTGCGATAGCTGGCTGTTCGAACCTGAATATGCGGTAGGTGCAGTTGCGAGCTGCGACGAACCTGTAATAGCAGAAGCTGCCATTTTTTGCTCCTTTCAGAAGCGGTCGTTAGGTTAGGTTATTACCCGAACAATCCCTGTCCACTGTTAGTGCCTGAGCCAAGTAGCTTGGCTCTATTCTTCGCATAGTCTGCCATTGACATATTATTGATGTCATTAGGTGAGTACGTACGTGAGTCCGAATCGTTGTCGAGGGGTCCAGAGGCAGGGCTCGTGATTCGAGTTCCTACCATTTCCTTGCGACTTTGCTGTGCAACTTGCGCAACAGAGTCGAAGATTTTCGCAGAGCGTTCTTTAAGACCAGCGATGCTCTGCTCGATTTCATCGCGGGAATCACCAGAAATAAGGTCAATAAGTTCTGGGATGATATTGTCTCGTTCAGCTTCTAGACGCTGTGAACGGAACTGTTGAAGGTCTTGGAACTCACGCTCACGCTGAAGAAGGGCAAATGCCTTTTCACGTTCCGAACGCTCAGAATCAAGTTGAGTCTGCCATTCCTTTTCCTTCTTAGCAAGTAGGTCACGAACTTCAAGCTCAGACTCTTCTTGCTTCTTTCGTTCAGCAGCTGCCTCCGCTTCACGGTTGGCACGAGCTGCCTTACGTTCAGCTTCTTTAGCTTCGCGCTCACTTTCCTTCTGACGAAGTCCAGCAAGTTCATCCTGTAGTTTTTCTAGTTGTGGGTATAGCTTTGCCTTTTCCTGTGCACGAGCTTTCTGAATTGCTTCAGCTACTTCGTTGGTGTTTGGCAAATAGCTCTCCTCAGCTAAAACTACTGGGGTTTCGGCTACAATCTCTGCAGCTCCTAGGGTGTCTTCCGACATAGTATCTCTTTTCATTCTCAGGGTCGTTTTCCGAATTAGTGACTCATGACCGTATCTGTATTAG